TACATTCCTACTATTGATAGCACTTTGGTAAGTACGCTTGACGATAAAATGCTTGACCATAAAATTAGGTAGCACCTAATTTGCAAAGACAAATAGTAGCATTAAAGATACTCCTGCCTAGCCACAGACACAAGCAATGGGGGCAGCCCGGAGAGAACCTCGGGGAGGTGAAATTCCTGTGATGTTGATTTAGCAATTCAACAGTTTGATGAAATCCTATACTGAGGGTATTAAGAAAAATATCAGTTTAAATATAAAAGAAGAAAATTAAAGATATTAAAGCCAGAGTTTTTACTTTGGCTTTCTACATATTTAAGGAGGAAAATTATGAAAAGAAAAAGATATAAAGTAAGAGTTAAATTGGTATTTGAAACAACAATGGATCATTCGCAAACAAGTATGAAAAAAGCACAGGAAGATGTAATCAGAGTATTAACAGATTATTTAAAAAACAGAAAATTAAATATATTAAATTTTTTTGATGGAACAACACCACAAATTATATGTACGGCTCAATTAGATGATAGAAGAAGATAGGATTAAAAGGGGGAGTGTATTTATTGCAGATTTAAATCCGACAGTTGGAAGTGAACAATATGGAAGAAGACCTGTGGTGATTCTTTCAAATGATTTAAATAATAAGTATAGTCCTACCATATTAGTAGCACCTTTAACAAAAATACTGAAAAAAACGAAATTGCCTACACATATAATAATAAGAAAGAATTATTTTTTGAAATATGATTCTATAATATTGTTAGAACAATTAAGAACTATTGATAAGGCTAGACTTGTAGCATATAAAGGTAAAGTAGATTTTTATACATTAGAAAAAATCAATAATGGACTTATTGAAAGTGAAGATATTGATTTTATTTCATATTTAAAAAGTTTAGGAATTGGAGGAAAAGATGAAGAAAGAAAAAGAATATATAGTGACTATTATAACGAAGAAATATAAACAGGATGTTCAAGTAAAGGCTAAAAATAAAAAAGAGGCAGAAACAATGGTTGATAATGTTTTACTCGGATGTGATTATTTTGGTTTTACTAGCAAAGACCAATATATTTTAAAAACTAAAAGAAAGAAATGGAGGATATTTTGATGAATGTTAATGATTTAAAACTAAAACTGAAAGAGAAATATAAATTATCTTTTGATGATGTAAAATTAGAAGATTTAGAAGAAATATCTGAAATAAAGTTTAGTAAGAAATCCAATAGTAATGAAAAACTATTGGATTTTATTAAATCTTCATCTAATCCATATATGTTTAAATGTAATGGTAAAAAAGTAAAAATAGAGTTTTCTAATACTGAAAAAAGAGCAGAAGAATGTTTAACTTCTGTAATAAAAAATATATATAAGTAAGTCAAGTGTGCGATTACAAAAAACGCACAATCGTAATTTAATTCTCTTCTTTATAAAATCAAATTGCAAATGAAAGGAGAGAAAAAATTATGGAAATTAAAGATTATAGAATAGGAGTTTATGTTAGAGTAGCACATAAAGATGATGAGGCATTAAAAAGGCAAGAAGAATATGTTTTATCTTATTGCAGATATCGTGGTTATCCAGATGTAGTAAAAGTTTATAGAGATAATGGTAAATCTGGAACTACTGAAAATAGACCTGCATATAAAAGATTATTAAAAGATGTTAGAAATGGAAAAATCAATGTAATATTAGTTGTTAATTTTGAAAGATTAACAAGACAACCGGTGTATTTCTTTCACAAAATGATTGATTACATCATAAAGAAAAAATTGATTGTAATTGCTGTTAATCAAAGTCCTTTAAGTGATGAAGAATTGTTTAATTTAAGGTTTATGAGTTTTTGCTCATACGCAAAAAAAGAACTTGAAAATGGAGGTGTTGAATAATGCCTCGTAAAAAAAAGAAGATACAAACCGAAAAAAAGATTTGGAAGGTTGCAGTATATTGTAGATTATCATCAGAAGATGGCGATAATGCAGAATCAGATAGTATATCAAATCAAAAAGAGATAATTGAGTTCTTCTTAAAAAAAGAAGAAAATGTTGAAATAATAGATTATTATGCAGATGACGGATATTCTGGTACTACTTTCAATAGACCAGAGTTTAAAAGAATGTTTAATGCTCTTGTAAACGGTGATATAAATACTGTAATAGTAAAAGATTTATCAAGATTTGGAAGAAATTATATTGAAGTAGGTAATTATATTGAACAAATCTTTCCACTATATAATATTAGATTTATAGCGATAAATGATAATGTAGATAGTTTTAAAGACCCTAAATCAGTTAATAATGTTATCGTTCCATTTAAAAACTTAATGAATGATGAGTATGCAAGAGATATTTCTAATAAAGTTAGAAGTGTTTTGATGACTAAATCTTTAAATGGTGAATGGGTTGGTGGAACTTGTCCTTATGGATATAAGAAAAATCCAGAAAATATACATCAACTTATTATTGATGAAGAAGAAGCACCGGTTGTTAGAAAAATATTCAATATGGCATTAAATGGTGATGGACACATTAAAATTGCAAAGTTCTTAAATGATAATGGTATTTTATGTAGAAAAGAAGTTCAACGAAGAAAAAAATATAAATTGAGTATGAATCCAGAAGAAGTTGAGGCAATATATCATTGGAGTACATCAACAATAGGGAAAATGGTAACAAGTGAAATTTATATAGGTAATTTAGTTTGGAATAGGACGGGATCTATTAGTTATAAAGACCATAGACAGATATATAGACCTAAAAGTGAATGGGTAATTGTAGAAGGGACTCACGAGGGTATTGTATGTAAAGATGATTTTGATAAAATTCAAAAAATTATAGAAGAAAGAAATCATAAAAAGAAAAAGCCAGAAAAATTAACTATATATAAGTACAAAATTAAGTGTGCTGACTGTGGTAGAAGTATGTGCAAAATGGAAGATACAAGAGATGGACGTATATGTTCTAACTTTTATTGCAGAAATTATAAAACAACTTCTGGCAAATGCACACCACATAAAATTAGAACTGCCGATTTAGATTCAACTGTAATTGAAACTATTTTAATGCAAATAAAATCTGTTTTAAATATAGAAAAGACAATTAAAAAAATTAAAGAAAATAAAAATACTACAAACAAAGAAGAATACGAATATAAGATATCAAAATTACAAAATGATATAGAAAAGTATAAGAAGTTAAAAAAATCATCTTATGAAGATTGGAAATTAAATAAGATAACAAAAGATGAGTTTATAAATTATTCAAATGATTATGAACAAAGTATTGAAAATATAAATAATGAAATACAAGTATATGAAAGAAAAATAGAAATTAGTTTAAAAGATATCAAAGAAGATGAATATTGGATTGAACATTTTAGACGAAATAAAAAAATTAAAAGTTTAACAAGAGAAGTCATTGAAGATTTAATTGAGTGCATTTATGTTCACGAGGGTGGTAATTTAACAATTAAGTTTAAATATCAAGATGAATATGAAAGATTAGTAAATGCAGTTAATAACGAATTGGAGGTGGCTATATGAAAAAATGGAATGTAGGTGTCTATTTACGACTTTCATCAGATGATGGTGATAAATCAGAATCAAATAGTATAGGTAATCAAAGAAGTTTAATAAAAAGATTTATTTCAAATGATAAAGAATTAAAGATAATAGATTATTATGTTGATGATGGATATTCTGGTACTACTTTTGATAGACCAGATTTTGAAAGAATGATGAGAGATATTAAATCCAATAAAATTGACTGTATTATTGTTAAGGATTTATCAAGATTAGGAAGAAATTATATTGAAGTAGGTAATTATATTGAAAAAGAATTTCCTAGATATGGTGTTAGATTTATAGCAATAAATGATAATGTAGATAGTTTTAAAGACCCTAAATCAGTTAATAATGTTATCGTTCCATTTAAAAACTTAATGAATGATGAGTATGCAAGAGATATTTCTAATAAAGTTAGAAGTGTTTTAGATAACAAAAAAAGTAATGGACAATTTATAGGCTCAACAGCACCTTACGGATATTTTAGAGATCCAAAAGATAAATATAAATTTATAATTGATAAAAAGGCTGCAAATGTTGTGAAAAAAATATTTTCAATGATATTAAATGGAAAAAGTAAGAAGGAAGTTGTAGAAGAATTAAATAAAATGAATATAGCAACTCCTTCTACTTATAAAGTGGATGAGAAAATATATAAATATAATTACAAGGAAACATCAAAAAAATGGACAACAAAAAAATTAGATGATATTTTAAAAAACAGAACATATACAGGCGATTTAGTACAAGGAAAAATGAAAAAATTAAGTCATAAAGTTAATAAAACATTAAGAGTATCAGAAGATGATTGGATTATTATTCCTAATCATCATAAAGCATTGATTTCAACTGATGATTTTGAAAAGGTGCAAGAATTATTATATGATAGAACAATAAAAGTGAGAAAAGATAATAGTTATGATTTGTTTGCAGGGCATTTAAGATGTAATGAATGTGGTGGCAATTTAGTATTAAGACAATCAAAAGGATATGAATATTATTATTGCTCAAATTTTGTATATAAAAAGAGTTGTACAAGACACGCTTGTAATAAAAAGAAGTTAGAACAAAATGTAATAGAAATATTAAATAACTTTAAAAAGAATGTTGATTATCTAAATAAACAAATTGTAGAAATTATTACTCAAAAAGATAAAGATTATGATTTAGAAATAATGAAAATAAAAATAGAATCAAATAATAAAAAAATTGAAGAATATGTAATGCTTAGAGATAATATTCAAAGTGATTTAAAAGATGGCTTTATAACAGAAGATGAATATTGGGAGTATAGAGATGAATATAGTAAAGAAATAAACAGATTAAAAAAATTGCAAAAAGAATTAAATGATAAAATTAGTAAAATAGATTTTAATTCTAATGCTAATAAAGAATGGATGAACGACTTTACTAATTTAAATTATATAGAAAAGTTAGAAAAAAGAATAATTGATGATTTAATAGAAGATATTGTAATAGATAATGATGGAAATATAAGAATTATTTTTAAATGTGAAGATAAATATTTTGAGGCACTTGACTTTATAAATAAAGAAAAGTGTGATATAATTGGTAATGAATTTCTACTTGCGTGAAAAATGTTTAATATAATAGAAATAATCTAAAATAGAAAGGAAGTGTTTTTTTATGGAAAGAAAGGCAAATAATGAAACACAAAAAAGTTTATCAAAGGTCGTTATTAACTGGGTGGGTGACCATCCGGCATTACTAATGGAACCAGAAACTGGAGAAATCAAAGATGTACATATTTTTGTAACAACACTTGGCGTAAGCAGCCTTATTTATGCTGAAATATTTCCAAATGAAAAACTTTCCAGTTTTGTCGAAGGAACAGTAGGCGCTATCCAGTTTTATGGTGGAGTTCCCAAATATCTGGTTCCTGAT